AAGTACGCAGTAGATATCCTGTGGACTGGTGAGCCTCTTGCTACGTCTTTTGCCTCTTACGTTGTATGGCCTGCTCCTTGTGGTGTGCATATCATCGCAGGATGGGAGCAAGCCTACGCAGAGGAATACTGCAAGGCTAACCCCGATGCTGCTTATTGCCAACCTCCTGTTCCGCCTGTAACTGAATAACGATGACAAAGGAATCCGCAGATAGCGTTATCACCTCTTGGTCGCTGACAGGCGCAGGTCTGTTGGTAGGCTACGTTCATCAAGTATTAGGTCTTTTGGTGTTAGTGGCTTCTTTGTCGTACACCTTGTGGAAGTGGCATCGTGATTGGACGAAGCACAAAAACGAGAGTAAGTTGTGATTATAGAGCGTATTTGGAAAGACCCAAAGACAACAGTATTAGGCCTGCTTATCGTGGGCCTTTGCTTTGTTCTGGTCTTTTTTGAGAAAAGTACCCTTACTGAAGTTTCGGCATTTCTAATGGGAGCGTTCGCCCTCCTCTTTTTAAAAGACCCTAAAGATGAAAAAGCAGGTAGTAAGTAACCACGTCAGCAAGAGCAAGAAGCGAGGCAAGCATTCAAAGAGTGCAAGCAGCAACAAGCGGAGCAAGAACTACAAGAAGCCATACGCTTCACAGGGTCGCTAATTCGGATAAAGTCCGATTAAAGGAACAAATCGTATCACTTTTGTGCAGTATAATGCACGTTATGCATAATCCTTGAGCCGTAATATCGCTAATCGCAATGAGAAAACTAAACCGTATCATCCTCCATTGTACCGCTACTCCCGAAGGCAAGCACTTTGACGTAGCAACAATCCGCAAGTGGCACTTAGAGCGTGGATGGAAAGACATCGGATACCACTACGTCATCTACCTTGACGGCTCGGTACACGAAGGCCGACCTGTTGAGAAAGTGGGTGCGCATACAAGCGGACACAATGAGGACTCCATTGGCGTGGTGTATGTAGGTGGCGTTGATAAAAAAGGAAAAGCAAAGGACACGCTGAACGAATCGCAAGAGGTGGCGTTGGTTAATTTGATACAGGCATTGCGAGCAGAACACGGAGAGCTATCACTTCACGGACACAACGAGTATGCAAACAAAGCCTGCCCTTCGTTTAACGTCAAAACAAAACTACATTGGCTTCTTTAGATGACTTCATCAACGATTTAGAAAATGCTCCACAACCGACCTGTAACATTGACAATCCTGACGGCTGCGATTCTTGCGGCAGTTAGCGGATGCCGTACTGCTCAACCTATCCTCGAATCTGTGATTGTCAAGGACACGGTAATTGTAACCGAAACAAAGTACCTGCTGGACACGCTGGAGGTATTAAAGGACACGACCATCTACCAAGACAAGGTGCGCCTTCAGCTTCAGTACATAGACCGAAAGGTCGTGGTCGAGGCTACCTGCTTGCCTGATACGATTCGAGTGACTCAGACCAAGATTCTCACCAAGCAAGAGCCGAAGGTTCGCAAATGGACTTTGGAGTCAATGCTCGGAGGCTTGGCCTTTGTGCTGACGATTGTCTACCTTCTGAAGCGTTGGGTTGACAAGATAACGGAATAAGCACGTAGAGGGCATTTATATGCGTTCTAATACACTTTCTACCAAAAGTTGTATGGTTGTATGGTTTCGCATATAATAATGGCTTAAATCAAAGATTCTTCTTTTTTCTTTACTTGGTTTCTTTTTTCTTTCAAGTATTTGGTAAAGTTATATGTTGACTTACTTGATAGTTAAGTCAAGTTATAACTTAACTAACTTACTAACTAAGTTAAGTAAGTTGTAAAAAAAACAAAATAAACTTGACATACGCAAGTACCTATGTTAAATTTTTTCCAATAACTATACATAACTCTTGCTTTGTGTTAATTATTTTCCACTTAATCAGCTCTTTGCAAAATTATTTTCCATAAATAATGCACGACCATATTTTCATTTATTGGGATGACTTACCTTTGGGTAAACCATCAGACAATGAGCAAGACACCAACGTACTACATCGGCAAAACACTCGGAATAGAGGCGAAGGATGTGGTGATGGACTTCCAGCCTGATAACTACAACTTAGGTACGGCACTCACCTACCTGATGCGAGCAGGAAAGAAGCCAAACAACCCAATCACCCAAGACATTCGCAAGGCTATCGCACACCTTGAGTTTGAATTAGAACGCCAAATCCACAACCAAGCAGATGAGCAGTCAGCAGCAAGCACAACAAATGAAGGAGTCAATGTCAAGTATGCAGTACTATACTAACCCTGCCAAACGCAGGAAGATTGACTTGCTTCTTGCTGAGTGTGCTTCGCTATTCGCCAACTGCGATTCTACCTACCAAGCTCGCCAACAGGCGAAGTACCAAGAACAATCAATTCTTGCAAAAATTGCAACTATTGACCATCACTTCGCAATGCAATGTGGGTACCTCCAACAGGACATCTAAAGTCCTACCACGTGGTGGTGGGCAAAGTCCCAAGCCTAAATATGTTCTATGCCTCAAAGCACTGGACAGTCCGAGCAAAGGCAAAGGACAAACATTGCGGTGAGGTCTTAGCGCAGCTTGAGCAATATGACTGCGAACCCATTCATCACGTCTACATTACCTGCAAGGTGAACTACCGCTACGATATTGATAATTCCATAATGGCGGTGAAGTTTGCGCTTGATGCATTCCGCAAGTGGGGAGGAGTCAAAGACGATTCAAGGGCCTATGTCCGCAAGCTAAAGCTGGAACACGACCCCGACATCCACCCCGATACTGCCGAAATAACTTTCACGGGACTTTTGGTTAATCAATAATTTATTTGCATATTTGTCCTGTCAAACTAAAACCAATCATTATGACACTCTCACTTTCTCAGGACACATACTCCCAAACAATCATAGCGCAGCAGGCGCAAATCAAAGCACTACAAGACAAGGTGCAGGAGCTTTCAGCTCGCATTGAGGTCTTGGAGCAGCAAGCAGTTCTATTTATTTAAAACCAATCTTTACAATGGCTAAAATCGTTTCAATCACCCCTACGGGGCAATGGCAAGACCTGTTCAAGTTAGAAATCCGTTTTGATAACGGTGACTTCGGAACGGCATTTGCAAAATCACAAACCCCATCTTACTCAGTAGGCGATGAGGTAGAGTACTCCAAGAACGAAAAGGGTACTATCAAAATCCAACGCCCAAACAATTTCGGTGGAGGCTTTGGCGGAGGCAGCACTACAAGCTACTCTGGAGTAGCAAAGAGCGATGACCGCTCTGCGAGCATCATTCGTCAGGTTGCTCTTAAGGCAGCAGTTGAGTACGCTTGTGCAGCAGGTCACGATGTGAATACCATCTTGGCAAACGCAGCAACCTTTAATGAGTGGATGAACGGCAACCAATCTACCGCCACTCACAAAGAGCATTTCGCTTCACGCAACGAGAGTCCGTTCTGATTGGTTTCTTCGGACGTTGCGCAAGAGCCTCCTTCGGGAGGCTTTTTTATTTGGAAAACTTTTCTATATTTGTAAGACCAATCAGAATATGAAACATCCAGACTTACTACCAAACGAAGACTCGCTGCCCTATTTGCAGCGGGCAATGAAAGGCAAGTACTATGACACGGGCAAGCTCGGTGTACTAGAACTAGACCAGTACCTACGATTTAAAGATGGGGAGTTTATTGTAGTCACAGGCCACGCCAACGTGGGCAAGACTCACACGCTGATGTACCTTATGCTTTTGCAGAGCTACAACTTTAGCAAGAAGTGGCTCATCTACTCAAGCGAAAATGATGTGCATAGCCTCAAGCGCAAGCTCATTGAGTTCCTTGCTTGCAAACCCATACAAGGCATCGATGAACTCACGATGTACCGCAAGCTGGACTTCATCAACGAACACTTCCAGTTCATTGACGGCAACAGGCTATTCAACGCATTCGAGCTTCTGGATGTGATGGAATCCATTAAGAACGAATGGGACTACACAGGAGCCTTAATTGACCCCTACAACTCCCTATCGACAGACCAGAAGAAACTAGGCAAGACAGGTATGCACGAGTACCACTACGAGGTGGCTTCTGCCATTCGGGTATTCGCTCACAAGAACAACGTCACGACCATCGTCAACACGCACCCAGTAACGGAGGCAATGCGTAGAACGCACCCACCTAGCCACACATACGCAGGTATGCCGATGCCACCTATGACCTCAGACATTGAAGGTGGTGGCAAGTGGGGAAACAGGGCTGACTCTGTTTTGGTGATTCACAGGTATAGCCAGCACGAGTTCGACTGGGTATTCACTCACGTACATTGTCGCAAGGTCAAAGAGATGGAGACTGGTGGGCGTGTCACGCCCCTTGAAACCCCTCTTGTTTTGCAGAGCGTTGTGGGCAATGTCGGATTCAAAATGAACGGTCGTAACTTGCTAGGAATTAAAGAAGACCAAACCCCCTCTACTGATGTACCCTTCTGAAGAACTACACGACCTGTACATCAGGGAGAAGCAACTGATGCTTTCTGGTACCGCCATCTGGCTATCCCATCAAGCAGCAGACAAAGCCAAAGGGCGTGAGATGCAGGACGAGCTGATTGACCACGTGATGAACTGCCACAACGCAGACCAACTCTTGCAGCAGTTTATCGACTACCGCCAGTTCGCCAATAGCAAACTTAATGAGGTGATGCTAGCCAACGCAAGACTTCGCATCAATAACGAGGAGATGGTGATGGAGATTGAACGACTACACCGCATTATTGAGGACAACCTATGAAGCAGATTCTCTCACCGTTCCAGCAATACGAATGCTTTGAAGTTGACGGCTCTGAGTTCTTGGTTCAAGAGTACACCATCGTACAGGACAAAGACCACAAGCTAGTCGAATGGGCCTCAGAGATGAAAATCAAGAGGCTAAAAGACCACAAGCACTACACGGTGCCAATGACCAAAATTATAACCAATCACAAAGAGGGCAGAGCAAAACTCTGCAAATGCAAATGAAACAGACGGCAATGCAGAAGGTTTACGAACTAGTTAAATCAGAACTATCCCCTGAAAAAATAGTGAACTACCTTTTAATAGATGAGGAGCTAATGCTTGAGAAAGAGAGGGACCAGATTGAAGATGCACATATAGAAGGACAAAGAGTATTTGATGACTACCCACATACTCAATGGACTAATGACCAAGCAGCAGAATACTACAATAAAACCTACAACAAGCAATGAGAGCTTTCGAACTACAACAAATGCAACGAGCTAAGAACGCTATTTTTGCACGTCTTGGACTTGAGGACAGGGACACACGCAAAAGGGAGTACACCTTAGCAAGAGGCGCATTCGCCAATGCCTACCGAAGCAAGGCTACGCTGATAGAGATAGGAAGAATCATAGGCCGTGACCATTCATCCATCGTCCACGCTTACAAGGAACACGGAGCAAGACTCGCCTACAAAGACTACCGTTGGGCTTATAAGGTTGCCTGTGAAATCCGTGAGGAGTACCCAATTGACTCTATTGAAAATGTGGATGTCAGCTCTTTGGAGAACGAAGTGAAAAGGCTTAACGATATGGTATCAGAGTTAGTTAAATATAAAGAACTATATTTAACCCTGAAAAAGACCTTCGATGAGTTTTCAAATTAACGTCTGGCCTATCACAGGTTTGCTCTTGGGGGTGAACTACGCATCCACAACCGACCTTGATGGCGAAGACCTCCAGCACGAACTTCAGTTTGCCTTGCTGGTAATAATCTTTGAGATTAGCTGGAGTGATTGAAGCCTTCTACATAGAGAATCGCTACAAGCTGGTGAACTTCATCAAGGGGTACGCTGGTGACTACGAGGTAGCACAGGATGTAGTGCAGGAGGTGTTCCTTCGGTTGCTGCTTCTGGAGGCTGAAGGCCGCACTCACTTCGCTCAAGAGGGCAAGGTGAACTTCTTCTTCGTGTATCGTGCCTGCGTGAATCTATGTATTAAGCTATCAACTGCAAAGCAAAAGTTTCAAAAGATTAGCTTCGGTGACATCACCGAGCTGGATGAATGGCTTCAGGCATCCGATGAGCAGTACCCATACGAGCAGGATGCCAGATACGAGGAGCTGCTCAAAACATTAAACGATGAGGTCGAGGCTCTGCGCTGGTATGACCGAGAGGTACTCAAGCTAAGTCTTGAGCATTCTGTCAGCAGCCTAGCACGAGGCACAAGCATCTCACGTGACTCACTTCGCAACACTTTAAAAATCGCAAAAGATGAACTCAGAGAACGAACCGAAGACACCTACCAAGCGTGGAAGGAAGCCGAAGGGCTTGGGTGATGTCGTAGAATCTATCACCACCGCCACAGGAATCAAAGCTGCGGTAGATTGGTTTAGTGAAGCAACAGGCGTAGACTGCGGATGCGATGCCCGCAAGGCAAAGCTCAACAAGCTATTCCCAATCAAGAACCCTGAGTGCTTGACCAAAGATGAGTACGAGTTTATCGGCACCATCATCGGCACAAACCAGCTGACCCACTATCAGCGTCAGCGCATTGCAGAGATACACGCTCGTGTGTTCCGTCATAAGTTCGACATTCCCTGCACCTGCTCACCTAAGTTGTGGAGCAAGTGGATTGGCAATCTGACTGAACTACACGCAGCATATGAGGTATAAGGCCAGAAAGTTTGTACAGGCATCCTATGACCGCAACGATGACTGGGGCAAGGAGGTGCTGGTACGCTGGCTTAATATGCAGGGCGGTAGGTTCACCATCCTAGAGAAGGACAAGGAGGACTACAAGGTTGACATCTTAGCGTTGGACTCGAAGGCTGACAAGCTGGTGGCATTTGAGGTTGAGGTGAAGCACGGCTACCCGTTTACTGATGAGGCATCGTTCGAGTTTGATTCGGTCAGCTTCTTGGGCCGCAAGAAGAAGTACGGTGACTTCTGGTATGTGATTGTATGTGCTGAGACCGAAGCTATACTGATTGCTCATTCTTTTGAAATCTACAAGGAGGAGTACCGTGAAATCAAAACGATAGCAACAAACGAACGGAACGGCTTGGATGAGTTCTATCGTGTCCCAAAATCTAAATGTTTATTTTATGCCAATACCAGAACCCCGAGCAGGTGAGAAGCAGGCTGACTACATCCAGCGATGTATGGAGGTCACCTCAACCGAAGCTGAATCAACAGAGCAAGCACTAGCAATCTGCTATGCTAAATGGAAGGAGGGCAAGTAGCCCTCTTTTTTATGCAATGGATATTCAATTTCGTGCAAGGTGTTGTAGTGTTGAAAACTCTATATATATTTGACCATCATTTAAAACCAATCAGAATGAAAAACATACTTTCTTTTGTCGCTCAAGCGGTTGCCGTGTTTGCGGTAACGCTCGCCTACCTATTCACCCTTCAATACTTTGGACTATGATTTTTGAAATTGATGACCTTCAGATGTGGCTTGAGGATGTAGTCAAGATGCCACAGGCTTACTGGAACGCAGTAGAAGCAGGAAGCGATAGAGAATACCTCGCTCAATGGCTTGGCTACGAATCGGTAGATGAGATGGAGAAGTACGAGATGACCATTGAGTACAAGGAGGAGTCGTACAACGAGGACGGCTACACCAACACCACGAGCTACCCCACCTCACACATTAGCAATCCACCTACCAAGATGGATATGGAGCTTTACTACAAATGGATTAATTGGGCAACACAAGTAGCAGCAGATGAGTACTAAACTTAAAACCGCAATGACCGTATTCTTTGAGCATCATCCTGAGTTCAGCGATGCTACCAAAGAGTTGTACCTCCACATTGAGCGTACCCAACTTCAGTCATCCTACTTTATTGGTATGGTGAATCACGACTCAGACAAGTCAGGTGAGGAGTTCTTCAATGAATTTTACGAATAATTTACTATCTTTATAAAAACCAATCAGATGAAAATCATAGAACTACTTGACGGCAGCACTTGGGATATGGAAACCCTCAAGGCTAAGATGCACGATGATGAATTTTACTACGGCAACCTTTCAAAGAATGCCCTAAGCTCATCAGCCTGTAAGCTGCTACTCACCTCACCAAAGACCTACCACTACGTCACCAAGTACGGCAGTCAGGATTCCGATGCCTTCTCGGTAGGCCGCCTCGTACACCTGATGGCTCTAGAGCCTCACCGTGTAGAGGAGTACAAGGTGATTGAGGTGCAAAGCAAGAACGCTAAGGCTTGGCAAGAAGCAAAAGGCGAACGCAACCTATGCACCCGAAAGGAGATGGACGAAGCCCAGCGCATAGCTGATGCTCTGCTGCGCAACGAATACTTCCTGTCAATGATTGAAGGCTGCGAGTTCGAGAAGCCTGCAATCGGATTGATAGAGGGTATGCCCTTCCGTGCAAAAGCAGACATCATTGCAGATGGATTCTTGGTTGACCTAAAGACCACCACCGACCTACGGGCGTTCCCATACTCTGCAAAGAAGTACGGCTACGATGTGCAGGCATTCATCTACACTCGGTTGTTTGGTGTGCCCATTGACAAGTTCTACTTCATCGCTATTGACAAGGCGAGCTTGGATGTGGGTATATACTCCATCACTCCTGAGTTCGTAGCAGAAGGCGAACGCAAAACGCTTGAGGCAATAGAATTGTACAAGCAGTTCTTCATCTTGGGTGAGGACTTGGATTCGTACACAATCTTCGGAGAACTATAAGGAGTCGAATTCGACCCCTTTAAAACCAACGAGAAATGAGAGATACAATGAGGATATTTATAGTTAAGGAGAGCGATGGCTACGATGGGTGGGACATTGGCTACTTCACCAACCGAGAGGCGGCTGAAGAATCCAAGAAGTTTTTTGACAAACTTGAGCCTGATGCAGACCACTACATATACGAAGCAGAAGTTGAAGAAACCTTTAAAACCAACGAGAAATGAAAAAGTCAGGTGGCGGATTGAGTAGACGCTAAAGAGGTGAAAGTCACGTAATTCACCATAGTTAAAATCGTACGAGCAGGTTTGATTCCTGCCCTGACTACAAATTAAAACCAAACACAAATGATACTGAACTATGTAAAACAATGGGAGGAGCGCAAGCATCTCCTTGAGCAATGGCTAACTAAGAACGAGCCTAACTCTTATCAGTTTATCTATGAGACTCTGTTTCGTTTGGTAATTACAAGAAGCGAAAGAGGAGAGTTAGAATGGGATTGGAAAAGGTTCCGCAAATTTGATGATGGAACCTTTCAAGGCAATCAAATCTTCATCTTGTGCAGCAATGTATACCAACCCGAATTGACTGACTACATCTTTACATCGGTTGCGTACGGCTCCTGTTCTGCGTGCGATACGTTTCAGTGGGTTGAGATGTTGCAAGACAAAGAAGAAAGAGTTAAGCAATATATGACTCTTGCTCTGCATATGGTTCAAGAAACGAAATCATTTAACACCAAATAGAAATAATACCGAGAAGCCTGATGCGGTTAAATGAGGGCAAACAAAACCAATTAAATTTTAGATAGATGAAACAGACAGCAGTAGAATTTTTGATGGATAAACTATTTGACCAGTCAATAATGGTGACTGAGCAAATGCAATGGTTTGAACAAGCCAAACAAATGGAGAAGGAGCAGATGGTTGACTTTGCTTTTAAGTATGGAGATTTGACCACCCGTCAGATTGCAGATTCTTTTGATAAAGAATACAAAACCAACGAGAAATGAAAACAGCAATGCAAGAGTTGATTGATGATATGACTTATATGCTAACGGGGGGGGGTGAACGGAACATCTGTGCGCTAAGGGAAAAAGCAAGAAAACTGCTTGAGAAAGAGAAGGAGCAGATTATTAATGCAAATAGAGACGGTGTTGATATGGTTGTAGATAAAAAAGATTTTACCTCAGGTGAACAATACTACAACAAAACCTTTAACACCAAAGAGAAATGACACCTAAAGAGAAAGCAAAAGAACTAATAGAAATGTTTATTTTT